ATTAACTAATAAACTTCAAAGAATAAAATGAAAAAATTAAAAGTTAATATTTACAATGTATTAGAGGAATGTATAGAAAATGGTATAAATGGAGGTTGGAATAAAGCACATAAACATATAGACACTCCTAATGAAGATCATATAAAAGAACAAATTCTGCATTATATAATGCTTCAAGTTTGTGAAAAATTTAAATTTGATTAAATGATTTTAGATAAAATATACAGTGAAAATTTAAATGCTAATGATTTATCTTTATTGATAAGTATGTTTTTTAAAATAAAAAATAAAAATGTACATAAAATTTCTATAGATAATTTTGTACTCTATTTAAGAAAATTAAATGAACATCCTTATTTAGTAGAGTTTCATAGATTTAGAAAAATTCGTAGTATTTTAGAAGAAGATTTAATACCTACTATTGAACGATATGTAGAAGTAATGAAAATTTATAATGATAAAAAAGAACTTATCTCTTATACATACAATAAAGATAAGTACGCAGCTATTACATAAAATATGATTAAAAAGAAAAAAATATGTAAAGAATGTAATTTTTAAGATACAAATCAATAAATTTTAAATTGTCAATTATTTATTTTATATTTACAATTCTTTATATATATGTGTATGTCTAATTTTTAAAAAAAAACTTACCCCCTCATTATCAAGATATTACACTAAAGATGTATATATAAGGATTTGATTTTGAAGATTTTTTATATTTATATGAGTAAAATTAACAAATTAATAGGTATTTATTGTTGGATAAATAAAATAAATAATAAAGTTTATGTTGGGAGTTCTACTGAATTAACAGAAAGATTTGTTCAACATTTTTTAGGAAGTAGTTCTAATGCTTCTTTACAAAAAGATATTGATAAATATGGTATTGAAAATTTCTTATTTTGTATTATAGAATTTTTAAATTTAGAATTTAATAAACTTTCTATAGAAGAAATTAAAAAAATAATTATAAGTAGAGAACAATATTATTTAGATGAAATTTGTTTAGCTAAAGACCCTTCAACTTGGTTTTATAAAAACACTTATAATAGGAATAGATTAGCGTATTCAAATTTAGGGACTAAATGGTCTGAAGAATCTAAGAAGAAAAAATCTAAAGTTCAAATGGGTAGAAAATTAACACAAGAATGGATAGATAATATTAAAAAGAATCATGCTTCTAAAAAAGAAGGATATATTCCTCCCAGAAAAGGAGTAAAATTAACTGAAAGTGATTGGGAACATTTAAGAAAAATGATTAAAAACCTACAAATACCTGTATTACAATATGATATTTATGGAAATTTTATAAAAGAATATGAATCTCAGGTTATTGCTGCAAAAGAACTTGGTATAAATTCAACTAATATTAGTAAATGTACAAATGGAAGAATTAAAAGTGCTGGAGGGTTTTTATGGTTAAAAAAGAATAGTGACGATATTCAAGTAAAAATAACTACTAATACTCCTACTTTAATAAAAGTATATGATATTGATATGAATTTTATAGGAAAATATAAAAATATAAATGAAATTTTTAAAAAACTAAAAATATGTAGGCAAACTATAAAAAATGCTTTAAATAGAGGAGGATATTCTACAAACAATTATTTTGAATATGAAAAATAAAAACTGTGAAAAATGTAAATTTCCAAAAATTTGGTCTAAAAATTTATGTAAAAATTGTTTTACAAAATTAAATCCTCCTAAAAAGATTCGATATAAATCAGCTAAACAAAAAATAAAAGATGTTGATAAAGCAAAACGTACTCAAGAACTTTATTCTTGGTTTTTAGAATTATGGGATAAAAGAAGAGAAAAAGATGAATTAGGTTATTTTGTTAAATGTTTTGAAACTGGACAAAAATTGTATGAAAACTACTATAAATTTAATACTTGTTGTTATCATCATTTAATTGAAAAAAGTACACATCCAGAGTATGAATTTGAAGAAGAAAATTTAGTTATTATTCATCCTGATATTCATACTTTAACTCACAATAATATTGATAAAACTCCTAAATTAAAAGAATTAAAAAAAAGTTTAATACTGAATTAACAAAAGAAAACTTATCTTTGATGAAAGAAAATTAAAATATGAAAGTAAAATTATTATTACTCGAAGGAGTAGAAAAAGAGATTGAAGATGAAGTGAAAAGTCAATTAGAAGAACATTCTGAAACATCTGAATATGAAAGAGTCTTATCTGAAATTGAAGGGAGGGCAAATGAAAAACAATCTTCTACTATTTTTGTAGATGTAACTAAATTTTACAAAACAACAAATTTCTATTTTAGAAAAACTGATGTAAGAGGTTTATTTATGTCAAGTAAATTAACAATAAAAAATGAAAAAATAATGGTTATTCTTTTAGATGGTCAAGAATATGACTGTCTATTTGATGAAATCATTTTTGAAGAACTAAAAGAATTTTTAAATAATTAAAACAAAAAAAATTTATGACAGAAAAATTAGAAATGTTACCAATAAATTAATAAAATATGACACCATTTAGTTACAAAAGCAAAAGAACATTTAACACTCCAGAAGGAGAAATTACATTAGACACATTAGAAGGATTCTTTATTGAATCAGTAGTAGATTGGGCAATTGGAAAAACACCAAGTGATGAAACAGAACAGTTAATTGTAAGATTAAAAAATATAGAGGATAAAGATGTAGTAAGACAATTTCCTATTATGGGGGCAAAAGGAATAGTAAAATCAGTAGAAAATAGATTAGTAAGACGTAATGAAAATACTATGATTGTTATTACTGATGAAGAAGCTATTGAAAAATGGAAAGAAAATTATAATAAATAATATTTTTTTTTTGATTTTTGTTTAAATTGGGAGGGTAGTTGAAATAACTACCCTCTTTTTTTATTTATTTCCAATAAACTTCTTTATCTTGTTCAAACCATTCCATTTGTCTACTCATTGCTGATACATAAGGAATCATTTTTACAGAATAAAATCCTATAGGAGTTCTATCTTTTTTTTCATCTTCTCCAAATAATAAATCTGTACTTTCATCCCAACCATTTCCTAATAATTTTAAAAAATCATTAATCAATCTTATTAAAGGGGAAAGTGTTTGAATAGTATTAGTCCATTCTGTAGGATTAATAAAGGTAGACATTTCTCTATATGATCCTAATACTTGTTTATATACAAATCTAAGAGCTTTATTAGTTTTATAATCTTTTTCATCATCATCATCTAAGTCCATATTTTTTAAACCATACAGCATAGTTAAAAGCATTCCCCACATTACTATTTCTACAGACATGGTTTTTATTTGTTGAACTTTGTAATGAATAAATTCCTCATAGGTTAAATCTTGAATTTCTTTTGTATTAGGATATTTTGCTTTAAAATTATCAAATATAGCTTTTGATCTAGATTCAGAAATTGCTATTTCCCTACTAAATTTAGAAAGTTCTAATTTATTAAATCTACCAAAACTAACTACTTGAGGAATGCCATAAGTAAGCATAATATATGCAAAATTTCCTATTTGTTTTGCAAAATTAGTACTTATGTATCCAATCATAGCTAATTGATTATTAGCTTCTCCTTCTTTTCGATTAGATAAATATTCTTTTTCTTTTTCTCCTAAATTTGAAAATATATTTTGAAATAAAGCACTATATCTACCAATAGTAACTTCTTTAGTAGTTTGATTAAAATTAATTCCTTGGAATCTTTCTTTTGCCATTGCAGGTAAAAAAGTTCTTAATGACATAAAAAATCTATAAAGTAAATTTACTCCAGCCATATTTTTATCTTCTTCACTTATATTACCTTTTATTGAAGTAGCAACATTTAAAACTATTTGTCTAAATTGAGTATAAATTTCTTGATTAATTTTTCCATCCTTGTCTTTTAAATCTTTTATTACTAATTCATCATTAATTAATTCAGAATTTTCTAAAATAGATTTGACATTTTTATTTTCATTTCCTATTTTATTTAACCTAATTAATTTACCTTGATGTATTCCATAATTTTGTAAAATAGACAAAAGAATAGTATCATCTATAGCTCTATCACCTCTTCCTAAAAAGTTAATTAAATCTTCTGTAGCCATACCAAACATCTTTTGAGTAGGATCTACTGAAATATTCGCTATTCTATCTGGAGTTAAATTATCAGAATATGTTGCAAAAAACCTAATTAATTCTAATTCTTTTGAATTTTTATTTTGAGCAACATCTTTCATCATTTTAACTTGCATGTCAAAAGCATCTGCACTCATTTTTTTGGTAAAATAAATACTTTTTATTCCTTCATAAAATAGCATTAATCTTGAAGCAGTTTGAGCTTTAATTGCTGAATTAATATTTAATGCAAATAATCTCTTTTTATTATATTTATCTATTTCAAATAAAGCTCTTGTATAAGCAGATGTTTTACCATCCATATCATAATGCATTCCATATACATTATACTTAACCATCTTATCTATGTAATCATAAATTTCATTTTTTACTCCTTTTAATCTATGAATAGACCCTCCAGGAAATTTAGTATTGATATCTTCAGCAATTAAACCTGCCTCATCCATTAAAGAAACTTCTTTTAAAGTATCTAATACCTCTTCTATTTCTGACATGTATTTATAATTATATGCCATTTCTGCAAATAATAGAATACTTTTACCTAAATCAAAGGATTTTAAACTAGAATCAACTTTTCCTTCATTATTATATATTGGATTAAGGAAAAATCTAGGAATAGTTTTTTGTACTTCCCCTGTTTCAGGATTAATTTTTCCTTCTACAAATTTATCTCCAGTAGAAGTGTCTTCTGTTGAATATTGAACACCTAGTGCTAAAGACATTGATTCTTTCATTTCTTTAGTAAATCCAGATAATCCTTCTTTAATAACTTTTTCAGTCATTTCTGCTTTTATCCAAGGAATAAAATTAGCATAATGACTATCACCATAAACCTCTAAAATATGTAAAAATTTATACATGCTTTTTTCCCAAAAGTTATAAAAATCTAATAATTCCTTTTGAGATTTAATGTATAAATATTCTTTTGTAAAATAAGAAGTAGGTATTTTTTCATAATCTAAAGTATAATATATATTAATTTTATCTAAAACAACATAATCACTTTTTATATTCCATCTATCTTCCCATTTTTTTAAATCTTCTGCTGAAGGATTTTCATTTCTAATATAAGAATCTCTCATATTAGCAAATATCTTATCAGCGTTGTCTTTTATTTTATAGTATTGTAATAATTCGTTTTTTGATTTATTTAATTTTTCTCTATTTTTACTACCTTTAACTGATTTTAAATTATTTAATATTTTAAAAAATTCAGGAGTTAGAGCATTATGTAAATTAGAAGTAGAACTATTAATCAAATCTTCAAAAACAGAAAATCCCTTTTTACCATTTTGTTTACCCCATTGTTGTAATGGTAATAATACTGATTTTAATTCTTTTTCAAATGTTTGAACACTTAATCTTTTTTTATCTCTTGCTTGAGAAGTTAAACGATGATATTCTTGAATTATAACATTGCTTTGTTCTGAAGGTCTAGAAAACAAACTTCCTAAACTACCTAATTTATAACTATCTTTTAATTCAGTTATTTGTTGAGAAGTTAATACTCTATGCAAAAGCCTTTGATTTAAATCAGAAATCATAACTTGGCTTCTTTTAGTTATTTCTGATTCAATTTTTCTAAGATAATTATATTTTTCTTTATCTTTTATATCCAATTCTTTCATAAATTCTTCTGTAGATGCTATAATAGAACCTAAAGTAACTAAAGATCTTCTTAATTCTTTTAATTCTTCTAAAGATTGATAATTAGGATTTTTTGTCTTTATAAGTTCTCCATCAATAGTTTCTTCTATGTATTGTTCATCCAAATTTTTTAAACTATATGTTCCATTTTCATAATAAGAGTATTTATTTACTAATTCTTTAAAATATTCATATATTTTTTGAATATCTTTATCTACTTGGATACTATTTATTTGATTTTGGATTTTATTTAAACGTGCTGTTAAAACAATTCTTTTTTTAGGACTATTAGTAGAATTTAAATCTGCTAAAATATTGTTTTTTAATATCAATAATTTTTCAAGTGTTTCATTTAATTTTTCATTTTCAAATTTTTCAACTATCATTGGTATTTGAGAAAGATATTCAGAAGATCTTTTTCCTGCTTTTAAAGCAGTAAGTTTACCAGTTAATCTATTTCCTGCTTCTAAATTTTTTTCGTTCTTAGATTCATATTCTGTTTGAATAGGAACTACTCTAATACTTTCAACTTCAAATCCTAATTCATCTTTTAAAATAGAATGAATATTAGTCATTTGAGAAGACATTGCTTGTAACTTATAAGAAGGAATCCAATTTACATTACTAATGTTTTTATTTTTATCTAAATGTTCATAATAAGGAGTAATAGATTTATAATCAAACACACCTACTTTTTTATTAGATAACATGTACATAACATCTAAAGTAGTTCCCATATCTGCTGAAAATAAAAATTTTTCAGTCATAATATAAGCTTTTTCTTTTGGATTAACTTTATTTTGCTTTTCTTTAATTTGATCAAAAATATCCTTAACTACTAAATATAACTGATTATAATTATCATTTGTAATCCCATTTTCTTTTGCTATGGTTTTAGATGGCTTAACTGTTTTATTTGATTTTGCAATTAAATCAGTGGTATCAGCTAATATTAATTCTTCCATAATAGATTCTCCAATAGCATGAATAATAGTTCCTGTATTAGCTTGAATTAAACTATCATTGGTTCTAGAAGTAGTATCTACTTTTGATTTACTAAATATTTTTGTATTTGATATTTTACCTGCATCTGTAGCTCTTTTTGTAAATGCCACTTTTTTATCATCCACAAAAACATATCTAGAAACTTTTCCATCACTATCTAATAATCGGTTATCTATCTTTAAATCTTTTCCATATACTAATTCAGAAGTAACAATATTATCTGTAGATAATAAAATATTATAAATTTCTTCAGAAGATAATTCTTCTATTTTATCTTTGATTTGTCTTAAAGGATTAATTCCTTTTAATAAAGACTCTTTTATTTTATATAGTTCTAAATCTATTCCACAAGTAGTGTTCATATTTTACAATTTAAATTTAATTCTCCGTTTTCTAAGTTATCTCTTAAAATGTTTATTTGTTCTTCAGTTAAACCTTCAAAAGTATTATCTGCAATATCTTGAATAAAATCATTTTCTTTTAAAGCTAGTTTTAATTCTATAGGATTAAAAGGTAGCTCTCCTTGTTTTTGTAAATCAAAATTATTTTTCAAAGGTGCTATTTTTATTTTTATTAAATAATCTGGACTTTTAAAAGTATTTATTGAAACATCTATGCCTTCTAACGAATTCAATTTTGATTTAAAAGTTATATAAGAAGATGTAGAAAATTGATATTCGTTTTCATTTATAAATTCAAATCCTAAAGATAGTAATTTATTATTTGTTTCTTTAGTTTTTTCTTCTTTATTTTTTATAGCTTTTGTAGTATTTCTATTATCTATTTTTTTAGATGTTTCATATTCTTTTAAAAAATTTTCAATAACTTTAGATTCTTTTTGTATTTTATTAATTTCGTTACTAAAATAATCTTCTGTTTTTTGAGTATTATTACTTATAAATTCTTTAAATCCTTCTATATCATTTTTACCCCCTAAAAGGTGAATTTGTTCTGGTTCAAATACTGTATAATAATTTATATCACCTCTTTGTTTAATTATTGCGGAATCTTTAGTTTCATCTTTAGCTACAATTGGAGGAAGTACAGAAAAATCTCCAAAATCAGGATTTTTCATATTAAATAACATTGCATGAGGTATTGTACCTTCTACATTTGCAAAATTATTTCCAGGATTTATATTTTTGTTTATTCCAAAAAAACCTTTTCTTCTATTTATATTTGCTGATAAACTAAATTTTTCTTTATCTGGTTTATTTATTTTTACATTAGAAAAATGATAAACAATATCTTTTACTTTACTGGTTTTAAAGATAGTATCAAGATATGAAGCATACTGTTCAACAGTACCTATTTTACTTAACTCTGGATTTTGATTAAAAATTTCCTGTATTTGGTTTAATCTTTCTTGAGATTTTTGAGATATAGATAATTTAGGTAATGATTTCATATAATCATTATATTCTTTCATATATCTATTAACTTCCTCTTTTTCTTGAGAATTTAAATCTTCAAATTTTCTATTATTTAATATTTTATAAACGTTATAAATAGATTCATTAGTGTTTGTTCCTTTAATATATTCTTCTTTAGAAACTTTAAGATTATCTACTTTTTTTAAAATATTATAAAAATCCTTTACAGTTGAAGAAGTTGTTAATTTTGAAAACTCTTTTTCTCTATTATACTTTATACCAAAAAAATTTTTAACCCACTCAAATAGTTTATAAAAAATACTTGAGGGTTTTTCAAAATCTTTTAAAGAACCATTTTCATTATATTCTCTCTCTATAAGTCTTGTAAATATTTCATCATATATATAGTCCTTACTTTGTCCTTCTGGTAATTCTGATAAAGTTTTAGGTATAGTTTCTAAATTACCATAGTCATAAGCAATCTTCCATAGACTTCTAAGAGTTTCAGTATCTGTACTTAGACTATTATAATGATAATCTACTAAACTTCTAAATGCTTTTTTATTGTAAGTTTGCATTAATCTGGAAAAACCATGAATAAATTCATGCACTACAACACCTTCATAAATTTCTTCATCTCTATTTATATTAACTGTGTTATTAACAGCATCATAACTACCTAAAGGTCCTGTACTACCAAAAACATTTAATTGAGTATCATCATTTAATTTATTTAAAACTACATCTATTTCAAACCTTTGTGACAAAAAATTAATAGCTTCAGAAAATTTAGAGACATTTTTATATTCTACTTTTTTACCTCCTCTAAGTGGTAAAGAAGCTGATGATGATTTATATTCTCTTTTATCTCCTTTAATCCAATTTTTGAATTGTTCCACACTACCATTAGGATTTTGTTCAAGATATTGGGAATATAAATTCACATTAATGTTTCCCATTTTTCTTTTAAAAGAATCTATAACATCTTTATTTTTAACAATAGATGTAGCAAATTCTTGTTTATTATTAATAAAGTATTCTTTGAATTGTTCTTCTGAATATTTTTGACCTTTATATGTTATTATACATTTTCCCATACTTAATCTATTTTTATATCAAACCAAGTTAAACCACTTTTTATTGCTTGAATTGTTCCTATATGTACGTTATATTTATTTGCACAAGTTTTCATTGTTTCTTTATTTTTAAGCATTATCTTAATATCTTTTACTTTTTCACTATCTAATTTAGCAATATGAGGATGGTTTCTTCTTTTTTCTCTATTATCAATTAATCCTTGTTCTGTTCTTTTATAAGGATTCTTTTTATTAAGTTTTGTAATTTTTAGTGTTTCACCTATCCTTTTTCTATATGAATTATCTACTTTATTTTTTAATGAATTTTTAATACTTTTCGATAATTTTTCTTTATGTTCTGCTGTAAATTTAATTCCTTTATTACTATCAGCTATTTTCCTAATATTATATTCAGGTTTTAAATTATCTAAAAACCACTGTTCTAATTTAATACAATATTCAGGGGGACAAATTGAAAGTACATTAAAATTAAAATTATTTTCTCCATATTTATTATAACTTCTTTGTAAATGAATATTATAATGCTTGTTGGTTTTTAAAAGTAATTTATGCTTATCAAATCTAACATAAAATCCAGATAAACTGTTACTTTTACCTACTCTTGATGCAGAACCAATATACCGTTCATTTGTAATAATATTTACTATTTCATAAACACCTGTTTTATGTAATGTAGGTTTACAACTCATTATTGTTCAGATTTATTTTGTTGATTTTGTGATTGAATAGCTGCTCCTGCACTTGTTAATCCTAAAATTGTATATAATTTTTTAAGACCTATGTTCGGAAGTTGTATTTCATAAGCTTTAATTCTTCCACTTGAAGTTGTAACAGGTACAACAGATGGGTTAGGTAAAGAGTATTTATTTGTTAATTCTATTAATTCTTTATTTGCAGAGTTAGCCAATTCTTCACTATTAAAATAATTGCTACCTAATTGTGAGTCTCCTTTAATCTTTAATAAGTTATTTTTAGCGTTATCGTTCATAGGTATTTTGCCTTTAATAAAAGTTTCAAACTTAGGATTTTTTGTTTGTTTAAGTATATTTAAAAAAGAATCATAACTCAATGATGTGTTTTCTAAAATTGATTCACCTTTAGGTATGTGTTTTTCTAATTCCATGTACGCCCTACCCGCTTTTATTTTTGAACTGGGCATTGAAGCTGACATATAATAATAAATTTTACCATCTATATCTTTCCATGATTTTAAATCTATATATTCATTTGTTTTTTTATTTTTTACAGAAACTAAAGCGTGATGTTTTCCTAAAATATCCTCCTTGTTTACTACTCGTGATGGGTTATTTCTTAGTATTAAGTCATTGCCTAAATCAACATCATCAAAAGAAGGCATTATTTTTTTATTTTTAACACCTTGTCTTTCTAAATTAATTGTTTCTATATAATTAGATGGTTGGTCTAATATAATTTCATGTGGAGGTTCTGGTAATTGGTTTGATTCTTGTAGAATATTATCTATTTTATTTAATCCTTCTTTTTTACTTAAAACTTTACTTCCTGCTTTAGTAGCATCTATTACTTTATCAGCTTTAGATAATTTACCTGCTAAACCATCAACTACTAAATTCTTACCACCTTTAACTATATTTTCTTCTAACCCACCTAAAGGAAGGAAAGTATTTTTAACAAATTGACCTGTTGTTTTAGCACCCAATCCTCCTAAAGCTCCTCCTAATAATGGAGAAATGATAGAACTAGTTGCTTTTAAGTAATTCTTTTCTTTGATATCTTTAGGTACATTACCTAATCCTTTTGCCATATCTCCAATCCACATTAAAGGATTTACATAATTTTCATAATTATTTTCAGCATTAGGAAAAATCCTAAATCTTTCTGGAGTACCTTCAACACTTTGAGCTAACTTATCAATATCTCTAAATGTTTCTAAAATACCATATTTCTTAGCTTCATTAGATTGACTTTCCATATAGGCTCTCACAGCAGGAGAAAATTTATCAGCAGAATAACTATTATTTACTATATCTCTTTCTTTTTCAGATAAAGAATTATACCATGCAAGTCTTTCATTATTAGAAGAACCTACTTTAGAATTTCTTTTTAAAATACTTTCAGCTACTTTATTATTAATAAATTCCTCATATTGTTTAACGTTATTAGGGTGCATGTTGTTGGCAGATACTCCCATACTTCTACTAAATTTAGGCATATTATTGTCAATATACCAATCTTTAGAATACTGTTTTTCTAAATTTCTTTTATCTTTTGACCATTGAGGAGCTTCTGCTGTAACAGTAACTTCTTTCAATGGTGTAGCAATATAAGTATCTGTATTTTTATCATAATTCATCAACTTACCAGTATTATACAAATCTTTATATTCAGGAGAACTTATATCATACTCTTTAATTTGGTTATCTTGATTAACTTTTACTTTAGTGTTTGGTGGGTACACACTACCATCTTGTGCATATTGACTTGCAACAGGTAAAGTTTCTACTAAACTATCTATACAAGTATGACAACCTTCTGATAGTTTTTGTTTTACCCAATTTCTTTTATTTGCAGGGATTATAACTTTATCCCCATGTGAATTTTCAAGTATTAATTCTAAATTTTCAGCCTCGACATTTATTGATTTGAACATCTTTCTATGTGTTTATAAGATTTATTATTTTTTATTAATGATATACAATTATTTTTATACTATAAAGACACAACAATTAGGTCTATTACCCAAGTTTAATTTAATTCTTTAATTTTTAAATATTGACTATTTGTTTTAACTCTTGATGAATAATTACCTCTATTATTCCATTTAGTAGGTAAATAAGTTTCTATATCTTTTTTTTGTTCAGGCGTTAGTTGTTCTTGGTATCTGATAGCTAAAATCGCAGCAGTTGCTATTGCCGATTTATCTGGTTGTAAAAAATCTTTATTTGAAGTAATATTTAATTCTTTTAAAACTTTTAATTCTCTCTCATTTAACTGAGACCATCTTATTTGAGTATACCCTACAGAATTATTATTATCATCTGCTCCATAAGTAGAATATTTACTTTTAACATCAGGAGAAGACGAAGATTTTGGGTCAAGATATTTATTGACTGCTCTACTTAAATTACCTAATGTAGAATGAGTATCTCCAAAATTACTTTCAGTACCGTAAATACCAAAAGCTATTTTAGCAATATCATTATAAGTGTCTCCATCTATTTGTGCAGCTTTCATTATTTTTTGTTTATTATCTTGTAAAGCTTTCACATAGGACTTTGTTGTTTCAAATTCTTTCTCATCATTTAAGTCAAAAGCTGTAAATACTTTATCTTTAAAAGTTTTTTCATCTATTTCTAATTTTATAGGTTTATAATTTAAAGTTTTTACTGTTTTATTCACATCAGGGTTTTTTGAGGAAAATACTAATTTACCATTTTTAAGTTCATACTTATTATTTTCATCATCAGGAAGTACATATAATTTTTGTCCTTGCTTATAACCTTTTTTATACAAATCTTCTAAATCATAACAAATACCATTTATACACCCATTAGATAATCTATTATTAGTTTCATCATTATCTTTTATTTTAGCGGTTCTATTTCCAAAACTACTATGAATAGCCATTGGAACTTCTATACCTTGTTCATTTTTAAAATTCCAAGTAGGAGCATTAGAGTAATGTGGATTTTTAGGATTAACTCCACTTACTTCATAAATCCCTGCACCTGTCATTTTATTACCTTCATCCCACATTACTTTACCATTTTTAATAACTGTTTTAGTTTGTTCATCTCCTACATTAGCTCCAGTACCTACATTATAAGATGCAATTTCTTTATCACCTTTCATAAGGTGCATTTTACCCTCCTTTTTATCTACAATTAAATATTCTTCATTTGAATTTTTATGATATTCTTTAATAATATCAGATTGATTCATTTTATTTATCTCTTGTTTTCTTTGTTTTACTTTACTCCAATTTTGATATTCAGGTTCTAGTTTAGTAGTTTGTTTATCGGAATATATTGAAGTAGTCATTTTATTTTGTTGTTGCAATCTTTCTTTTACTTCTGGTTTATTCATATTAAATCTCGTTAATACTTCCTCAGAAGGTTCAAACTTTTCTCCTTTTAAATTAGTGCCGTATTTTCTACCTTGATATTCAAATATTTGATTAGCACCTAATTGTTGTCTTGCTATTTTAAAAGCTTCATTAAAATCTTTAGCTTTAATATAATCTTGATTTTGGTTAAGTTGAGTATTTTGAACATTATTATTTTGTTTAGTAATAGGAGATTGTTTATTATCAAATTCCCCCGATAATAGCCTTTGTCTTAATTTCATATTATCTTCATAAGTACCAGTAGTAAGTCCTTCTTGTTTGGCTGTATTCCAATCTTTACCTGTTTTTTGTTTATATAATTCAGATACAATAGTACCATCTTTAGGAATTACCAAACCATGTTGTGCAGTAAATTGTGTATTACCATTTTTAATGCTTACACCATTTTTTCCAATAGTTAAATCTACTCCACCTTCTTTGTGTGTAGGATAGCCTTTCAAATCTTTAATTATCTTCCATTCACCATTTTTAGTAAAATTAGTTTGTAACCCTTTTTCAGCTTTTAATTTACCACTACAATCTTTTTCTATTTTATTTTCCTGTTCAAGTTGATTTAGAACACTAATATACAAAGAATTATCCATTTCTATAACTTTACTATCAGGAAATATAGTATCAAGATATGAAGCATACTGTTCAACAGTACCTATTTTACTTAACTCAGGATATTCGTTAAATACTTCTTGTATTTGATTTTGTTTTTGTTGAGATTGATTTATCTGAAAATAGACAAGCCTATCATTAAAATCAGGAGCTAAAATGTTATTTTCATCAAAGTAATTCCACATTTGATAGTCATAAGCATCTTTAGCTCTTCCCATCATATTAAGCTTTTCATAAAAAGAATAATTAAAATGTGCTAAAGATAATCCAAATTCTTTATCTTCTATTTTTTTATAATGCTCACTTGTTTCTGGTCTTAAAAAAAAATCAAATAAATATAGCTGACTTAATTCTTCTTCTGTAAAATTAGCAAGTCTATTGTTAAATGAACCAGAATAACTTTTAAATCTATCTTTTAATTCTTGATTTTCTGACCATATAGCATTTATTGTAACATAATAAGCATTTGCTTTTTGATTAAAAAATGAATATAAAAAATCTGTATCAGGAAATTCTTTTTTAAAATCTTGTAAAACATCTATTTGTTTTACAACTTCTTCTAAATCAAGTTTTAAATTACCTTGTATTTTATAAGATTTTGCTTCTTTATAGTTTCCCTCTGAAATCAACTTTCTATAAATTCTATCTTTTTCAAGTTGTTCTTCATTCAAAAAATTAGATTTATTTAAATTAAGTTTATGTACATCAGAAGGAACAATATTATCTATATCATGTAAAGCATCTATTTCTGGTCTATAAACATTCCCTTGTAAACGATAAGCTAAACTTCCTGTAATAATCATTTCTTTTTTAGAAAACCATTGCATAAATTTTAATGCTTTTCCACCATCTTTTTTATTTTGATTTTTTATAGTTTCAGAATAAGAAAGAAGATTATAATTTGATGTATCTTTTTTTAATCTATCTAATTTAGAATAATTTTTAGAAAGAATATCTTTAGCTATATTATCTACAGTAGTATTTAAAGAAACATAATCAATACCTTTTATTAAATTTAAAATATAATCAATTACTTCTTGAATTTTAGACCAAAATCCTTTATCACCTTTTTGTACCTTATAATTTCTAACTAAAGCGATACCAATTGCTTGTCCTATAGCTTCTTTTTTTATTTTATATATATCTATATTTCCTTCTGCTGTTACATATAAATTTTTATAATCTCTAAATACTCTTTGATAACCATCCCATGATTCAATATTATCAAATAAATATTTAAACAGGGGATTATCTGCTTTTTTATTAGATATACTACCTAGTAATTCTACAAAAACATGCCCATATTCTTCTGGTAAGGTAAGTAAATTTCTGTTTTTACTATAATAGATAGTTTTAGCCAAGACATCAAAAATTCCTATGCTATCTACTCCAAACTTTTCTTTAAGATTATCTAATTGCTTTCTTCTTATATGAAATTTATCAAAATAATCTATTAATACATTTTCAAGCTCTTCAGATAAAGGCTCTTCTATAGCTGTATAATATTGTCTATCTGATTCCTTTACAAATTCTTTTAGATAGCTTGATATTACTTCTGATAATTTTAGTGATTTTAAAGATGGATTATCTTTTAATAATTGTAAAAACTCTTTTCTGAAATCTGATTCTAATCCTGCTTTTTTTAATATATCATCTATATTTTTTTCAGAACCTATTGAGTTAGCAGTTTTATTTAGTGACTTTAACTTATCTTCTAGTTCTTTAACTGCATTAAATATGTTTTTTACTTGATAGTATAAATCATTTCTATTATTAACCCAACTCTTAAACTGTTCCACACTACCATTAGGGTTTTGTTCAAGATATTGAGAGTATAGTTGTTGAGCTTGTTGTTTTTGTTGTGGGGTTATTTGAGCTTCTAAACCATCTACAACTCTAAGTTCCAGTTTTCCCAATTTTGAATTAATTCCTGCAAATAACTCTCCATTAAAGGTGTTTTTATCAAGCATTCTTTCTTGAATAGAATGTAAGAGGATGTTTTCCCTTTCCAATTGAGTAAATTCATTGGAATTCCATATTTCTTTGAAACTTCTACCATTAATTTTTTCTTGCAAGGAATTATCTGATCCATATTGTGATTTGGATTCTGTAGGTTGAAAATTGGTTTCAGATTCATAAGAAGACATTTTTCCCCATAATAATCCATCACTTTTTGTAGTGTCAATTGGTGTTGGTTTGTTTTCATTTGTTATAATATTTTGAAAAGATTCAAATAAATCTAATTGTCTTGATTCATTATTAATCTTAGTTACTATTTTATCAAGTTCTTTTTGTTCTTCTTGAAAATTATTTAAAGAATATTCATTATTAAATCCATTATTAGTTGAAACTACAATTTCACCATCTACAACATCATAATTTCCTGTTTCTCTTGTTTGGTAAAAACCTTTTAAAAGCTCTTCTTCATCTAATTGTTGTTGAAGTTCATTAATTTCTTTTTCATTTTGTGCATTTATTAGATATATTTGATTAATAGTAGGTGCAATATCTATATATCCTCTTCCTTCTTTATTAGATTTAACAAAAGCAATATCACCAATGTTTTTATATCCATCATTTATTTGTTTGTTTATAGTTATTGCTGTAGTTTTAGCTACTCCATGAGAATTTTCTTTATTAATTTTTTTTGCAAAACTATCTAAAATATTAACAATACCTAATGATTGATCATATTCAAACCAAGGTTTATTATTTAATGTAGTTTTAACTAAATTTTGTATTCCTAAAGTACAATTACTTGCCATATTATTTATTTTATTTATTTGCAAACAGCATCATTTTGATTAGAATCTGTGTTTAATCCTAAATCTTCTGGTGTAAATTCAATTTCTTTATCTTGTGTATTTTGATTATTAGTTTCTTCTACTATTGGTTGTTCTTGAGTTTCATTAATGTAATCTTCTGTTGAAATAAAATCTACATCTCCAGTATTTACATCTCTAACATCAATACCTTCATTTTTAACTCTTTCTACAAGAAATTCTTGTTGTTGAAAGTTTATAATATCTCCTCTCTTTAAATTTTCAATCTTCTTAGAACTATCTATTTTAGGTTTAATCTCTGTAGGTTGGTTTATATCTTGTAATAGTTTATCAGGATATTGTTTTTCTAATTCTTTATATACATTTGAATCTACTGTTTTAAATTTATTTTTAAAATCTTTTGTAAGTTCAAATTCACTTCCTTTAGCTACTACATGTCCTTTTTCTTTAGATTGTTCATACTTATTTAAGTCTTTTGTAGGAATATCTACATATTGCATAATTCCTTCATATTGATACATAAAAGGTAATGCAATTCCAATTAAACTATTAGTAACTGTAAGATTACTATTTACATCAGTTTTTCTACTTCCTCTCCAAAGTCTTGTAAATCCATTTTCTACTTTTGGTAAAGAATTAATTATAAGTTTTGCTTGTTCATTATAATATTTAATTCTTGGGTTATTAAAATAAATTTGTCCATCTACACCTTTTACTTCATTAGGTTTAATCTCTTTATTAATTGGTTGTTCTGTTGTTTGTTGAGAAATGTTTTCGCTTAAATCTATTTTTAAATGAAAATTTCCTAATTCATCATTTTCAAAAGTACCTATTTTAATTTTTGAAATAGATGACAACAAACCATCTACAAAAACATCTTGAGGAATTAAGTATACATTTGATTCTTCAAAATCAATTTTTGTTTTATTTATAAATGATTTTTTACCATTTACAGTGTCTTTAGATGCTACATCTAAAAAATATAAATTTTTAATATTATTATTACTCAAATCAACTGTATTTAGTTTTTCTATATTTTCTTTAACACTAGATATCAAAGATGTATCTTCAACTATTTCTGTATTAAAAGAATTAAAATCAGATGTATAATAATTTCCCTTTAAAAAATATTCATTAAGTTGAGAATCAACAATAGTATTTTCTTCTCCTCTTCCTAATAAATGCCCTATAGGTGAAGATAATATATATCTTTCATTATTTAATTGAAATTGTACCATGAAATTAGCAAAAAAGTTTGAATTAATTTTTCCATTTTTTTCCATTTCTAAAAATTTATTCATAATTTCAGTTAATAATTCCATCTTAACTCTTCCAGGAATAATATTAGAAATATCATTAGGAGAAAAATCATTTTTAGATTGTTTCAAACTTTGTATATATAATTGTTTTAGAAATTCTTTTCCTGTAATAATGTCATCTCCTATTTTAATAGCTTCTAAACTATTAATCTTTTGCATAAAAACTAAATAATTATTTAATTCAAAAGTGTGAAAAGATTTTGCTTTTGATTTAATTATATCTTCTTTTAAAGAAACTTCTCCATAATCTTTATCTATAGTTAAAACTTTATTTATATTAAATGCTTTAATAGATTTTGCACCTAATTCTAAAACCTCTATTGGGTTTAACTTAGAAGTATTGACATAATTATTAAGTATATAAATAAATAATTGTCTTTCCATAGATTCCTTTAATTTTGCTTTTCTTTCTTCACTTCTACTAAATCCTAAATTCTCTGATAATATATTTACATAAGAATTTAAATAAGAATTTGTATGACTTGCAAAATCTCTATGACCTATAAATAAACTTTTCCAAGGATAATAATATAATTTAGCTGCTTTAGTAAATCCTTCTATAAAACCTGTATTAAGCATTTCATCTAAATTTGTAATGAAATTAGATTTTTTTAATTCTTCATAAATAAAAGATAACTCTTGATAAGAATTAAGAGATTTATGATAATCTGTATCTGACGACATTAATTTTTTATAATCAGAAAATAATCGAGCTTGTTCCCTTAAAGCTAAAAAATAAAATAAAGCATTTTTTTGAAAAGATTTATCTTCTAAAGAAGATTTGTCTTTTAAATCTTTGATACTAATAGATTTTAGATTTTGCATGTTTATTGCAATATCTTTTTTCTTTAATACTAAACCTTCTCCCATAATAGGATTTCCTATTATAGCTTCTAAATCTTTTATAGCTAAAATATCTCCTCCTTTTTTACTCATTTTATAGTTTAAATTCTTATAAAGAGGACTTGTATATATATCTCTTCTCTTTATAAATTCTAATATAGATGGTTGAATTAAAAATCTATAAACAATTTCTTTATTTACACCTCTTCTTAATAAATACATACTAATTGGGTTGACACTAGACCTAATATTTAAATAAATAGCATAAGGATTAGATGCAGCATCTACTTGACTAGTTAAATGTCCAGAAATTAGTTGAGCAATGTTTTCGGAATCTTGTGTAAAAGAAGAAGAAATATCATTGTTATTTTCAAATCCTTCAAATAATAATTCTGTACTTAAATCTATTTTATAATCTGAAGACCAAAAAGAAGAAGAAATAACTGTATTTTTACTTATAGCATGTCCTGTACCATGAGTAGCCATTTGAGCAATTCCTATGTTTGCTTCTTTCATGTCATTTTTCTTAATTAAATTATTTTCAGGTTCAACTGCTTCTGATAATTCTTTGCTTTCTCTTACAGAAAATCTTTCTTCTTTTTTTACATTTTTTTCTAATTTACTTACTAATAATTCTTCTAATCCTCCATCACCTATAGGATGTAACAAGTTAGCCATACTTAATGGACTTAGGATCAACTTCTGTTCAATTTCAGACAATTTATTGAATATTGCTCCCATTGAATTTTGTTCATCAACAGGTAAAGTTTTAAATAATTCGTATTCTAAATCTTTTAAAGACTTTTCTTTTATTTTTAAATCACTAATTTTAGAAAAATAACTATCAATTAGTTCTTTATTTAAAGTTTCTTTATTGATTTTTGCATTTTTCCAATCATCTAAAAATGATTGTGCATTTTCTATTCTATTTTGAACTTGAGTAATAACTATGTTAATTTCAGGATAACCATTTGTAAGATTTTTTAAAAAATCTTCTACATTTTCTTTTGATTTTATATAATTATTATGTAATTCATTGAAATCTTTATTTTTAAAAGGGTTTCTTTTATCTTTTAATTTTTGAAATGCATTATTAAGAGTTTGATTTAATTCATTTCTTTCATTTATCAATGTAGATAAGGATGAAGACACACTTTTTAATTTTTGATGTCTTACTTTATATAATTCATTTCTAAATTCAAACAAATTTTTAACCTTTAATATGTCTTCTAATTGTTCAGAATTTAATTTTAAACTAAAAAGTTCTGTATTATTAAAAGTAGTTATGTCATATAAAAAATCATTTAAATCTTCATTTAATTTATCAAAAAAAACTTCTTTTAATTCATTGGAAATTTCTTTTTGTTTAAATAATTTATCTAAATCATTTTTGTTAAGGTCATAAAGTTCTTTTTTATCTTCTTTAATTTCTTTTAATTTTTGAGAAATTTGTTCAATATTTTTATCAGTAAAATAATCTAATAAATCTTCTAATTCTTGTTGTTTAAATGATTCAAATCTTTCTTTAGTTGCTTCTTCTGAATTGTCTTCGTTATACACAATTTCTTTTAAATTACTATTAAGATATTTAAAATATAAATTTAATTTATCAATATCAAAATCCGAACCTGTTTTTGCTATCAATTCTGCATTAACAACAACAAATTTAGACATAGTAGGTAATAAAAATTTCTTAATTTTAAAAACATCATTAGAAGATAATTCTTGATTAGGAATACGAAGTCCTTTAAGAGTTACTTCAGAATCCAAATAACCTGTATCTACTAAATCATTAAGAATTTCTACTAATAGTTTGATATTTGAAGAAGTGTATTTATCTTTAAATTTATTATAAGATTCCATTATTTTAGAATCTTTTTTGATTATTAGTTTTTCTATTTTTCGTAACAAATCCTTTGGAGCAGGAATCATTATTTCAGAAGGGGATAAATCACTGTAACTTTTTAATAATTCATTATTAGTTTTAGAATTGTTGATTCTTTTTTGTCCCTTTTTTTCCCACATTACAGGAGAAACTTGTGCATAATCATTACCTAATCTTTTAGTTTTTATTACATTATTTGTAACTATTGATGTAATTAAAGATTGTAACTTAGTAGGATTAGGAAATACATTAAATAATGTAGATTCACTACTTTCTAATAAATATTGAAAAGAGTCTATTATATCTAAAGAATTGTTTCTATCTATAGCCGCTTGTTTAAGTAATTTAATTATTTGATTTACATTTTCAAGTTCAAATTCTGTTAAATCTTTATTGGATGCTATTTCAAATTCTTTTAATAAAAAGTTTTTGTTTCTTTCCAATACTTTATTAGTAAATGTTATGTATTCATTTACTGTTTTATGTAAATCAGATTGTTGTTCTTTTTCTAATTCTGAAAGACTATTCCATTTATTTTCAATATTTCCAAATCCTAATTCTTTATTATTGAAAATAAAATCAAAAGGTATATTTCTATGATATTTATCAGTAATAATTTGTTTTCTTGATTGAGTTGAATCAATTATTTTTGTTTTTTCATCTGTATTTATGTAAACTTGATTTTTTAGAAATTGATAATCTAAATAAGTAGAAAAATCTCCATTTAAAGTTTCTAATTGATTTTCAGAACTATCTATTAATTCGTTTACATCATGTGCTAAATCCGATCTTCCATCTTTAGCAGCACTATCATAAAAAGTGATACCTGTACCACTACTTAACATTTTATTATGTAAAACTTCTAAATTAGTATTAAATATAACAGAAGGCATTAAAGGCATAAAAGATGTTTTTCTAATACCATATATGTTTGCTCTTTCTTCTATAGGAGTGTTAACATAATCTTCATATGATTTATAATAAACTACTCCTGAATACTGAGGTTTTAATAAAGAAGATTGACTAAAATCATCAAAATATTCATCTAAAGTTAAATATCCATTAGACATTATTTCATTGAATGCTCTTTCTTTTTCAACTTCACTTAATTTACCATCCATAGATATTTTTAAAATCTCAAATTCTTGATTAAATAAATTATCATGTTTAGGTGTCCATAAAGCAAATGTTTTCATTATTCTTCTCCATTCAAAAAGATTGACATAAGAAAAACCATCTGCTTCTTTTATCTTTTTATATGGAGCAGAATCTCTTTTTACTTCTTCTTCAATTAATTTCTCTAAATTAGGAGTTTCATTTCCAAAATAAGAAGAAAATTTATCTTTCCAAGGAATAATATTATAAATGTTTGTATAATACTCTCTAAACTTATTTTCAATAAAATCAATATTAGAACTAGAAGTTTCTACATCTTTTAAAAATTGTTCTTTAATAGTATTTTTACTTGCTCCGTTGTTTATTTTATTTTCAACATAATTAAATCCTTCAAATGTATAATTATTATCTAAAGCATCTAACTCATCTAATAGTTCTTCACTTGCTATAGAAGGTGTTCCTGTAGATGTAGGAGTATTTAATCTTTTCCAAAGATTTGAATAAGTTCTAAATATTGAACTATCTCCATAAAATAATTTAAATTGTTCAATATTATTAAAATAAGTGTTTATATACCAATTTTCTATAAATTCTCTTTGAGAAGAATAAGTTCCTTTTGGAACTTTTATATGCATATCTTTAAAAATCTGCTCATATTTATTAGTATTTTTTTCTATGTGATTATCTAAATTTTTATTTAAATCAATAGACTCTAATAACTCATCAATGGCATCATCTATAGAATCTTCTATTTTTAAACTTTTAAATAATTTATTAATATCTATAATATCTTTATTTATTAAAGAATTGCCTTTTTCTGAATTGAATCCAATCATATGTTCTAAACCATCTTTTTTATTTAAATAAAGACGTTTTAATTCTGATTTAACATATCCTTTAAAAATATTATATTTATTAGAATCATTCACTATTTCTTTTATTTGAAATACAGGCATAATTTGTCTATCTCCTTGAGTAATAGATAGTGTTTTAGAATACATATTAGCTTCTCCTTGTTCAAATAATTTAAGAGCTACTGAATAATAATCATAATCTGCTGCATTTGCAAAATCTAATCTATTATCTAATCCTAAATCTATACCTGACATTAAAGATAAATCCATTTTAAGACCATTCTGAACTAAAAATGCTTTTAACCAATAAGAAGATTCAGTATTATAATTAAACAAATAAGGCATTTTTGAACTTAAATAATCTTTTAAACTAATCTCTAATTGTTCATCTAAATGCCTGTTTTTATAATAATTCATCCAATTAACAACCATAGATAGATAATGATATTGTGTTACTGGATAAATAGGTTTATTTTCAGCATTAAAAAGCATAATTGAAATATCATCCATATTTTTTTGCTCTTCTTTTGCAAAATCAGATAAGAAAGAAATTACATTAAAATTATTTCCTAATTCTTTATTAATAAAAAAATTATTATCCTTTTTAAAATTAAATAAAGTTAATAATTGATCGGATGTTATTGATTTTTTTGTATCATATTTTTTATCAATAATAGTTTTTTGTATACTTTGAGCATACCCTTTTAAATTAGTATAATTATTATTTAAAACTACACCTAATAATTTAAAAAATTTATTAGCATCCCTATCATTTTTTATCGTAAAATTTTCTAATATAGGTATTAAATCTCGATTAGTATTTATATTGTCTATTAAATTTTGTTTCCAAGTAGATATAACTTGATCTCTAGTAGCTAAATCATTAGCATTTGCTATTTCTATTGTTCCTCCAATAGTAATTAATTTATCAAATCCTACAAAAGCATTATTGAAAGATGCTATAAAATCATTTATTAATCTCGTGTTTCCTTTTTCTGATGCAAAATCTAATATATCTAAAATTTGAGAAATATAAGGATGTTTATTTGATAGTTTATTTAAAGTGTAAGTAAAATCTTCAATAGTAGGAGGAACATTGCTTAAATTAGTTAATAATAAATTAACAACTTGTTTTATAGGTATTATTTTAGGTTGTCCTATTGAATTTTTTTCATTGGATACTAATGATGATACAAGTAATCTAACAGCTTGTCTTTGAGATGTCCTTGGATCAAATTCAATAGAATTTTTATTAAATTCTGTGTCTTTTGATTTATCATCTCCGAATAATTTATCATTAAAAAGTTCTAATTCTTCCCCTTTTTCTATTTTATATTCCTTTAATAAAGCATAGTAATTTGCTTTAATTAACTTAGCATTATCTATCATTGATGACGCTGTAGAAGAATCTACAGCATCATATATAGCATTAAATCCTATTTTAAATAAATCATTAGTTAATGATCCATCAATTAAATCATAATATAATTCTTCTTTTAATAAATGGTTTATTACTTCATGATGTATGGAATAAACTATATCTAATGTTTTTTCTATACCTAATGTTTTTCCTTTAGTTAATTTTAATTCCTTTATATCTGATAAACTATCTCTATAATTATTTATTCTATTTTGTAATTTAGGACTAGAAGCATAAAAACCTTCATTTATTTTTTGATAAAATTCATTTGCAAAAGATTGATTTTCGATTTTTTTACCTAATTTTAATATTTTAGAAATAAAATCTAATATCCTACTGAAGATAGTTTTTTTAATAGGATTTTTTTCATCTCTTTCTATTTTATATTCTCTAAATTCTTCTGCTAAAATTTCTTCTATTAAATCTTCTTTTGATAAAACAGTACCTCTTATTTTAATCCTATTTGGTGAATTATAAATTTTATCCATTTCATCTATTAATTTAGATGAATCTTTCCTTTGTTTAAATTCATCAATTAATTTAAATCTATCAGAATCTGTTGCAAACAAATTAAAAATTCTATGAAAAGCTTCATGATAAATTAAAGAATCTGGTGCTAAATTAGATATAATTATTTTACCATCATTTAACATTCTACCTAAAGAATCGTTATTTAATAACCCATTAACTATAATAAGTTCTTCTGAATTCATATTAGTGTTAAAAAGTAACCAATCTCTTGCAGAATTAACTCTTTCTGAAGTAGAGTTAAATTTCTCTAATAATTGTCTTTCTGTGTAATAATTTCCGTTATGTATATATAAACAACTCATAGTGTAAAGTTAGCAATTTTTTGTTATATTATTATCTTTTAAAATTTTATTTAATGATAAATCAATAAAAGAATCTTTTTCTTCTGTTTTATTATTTTTTATGGTTTGAATTAAAGTTTCCTCTATAGTTCCTTTTATTCCAAAATCTTTAATAAAAGATTCGTATTCTTCTAGGGATTCATAAGAATCATATCCTAAATCAACTAATTCTTTCCATAATTCTTCTTTAGTTAATTCTTCAAGATTTTTACTTTGTTCTAATGGTTTAACTCCAAATGCTTTTGCTAAATCTTCTTCAGAACTAAATCCTTCAAGAGTTTTTTCATCTATAATAGATTCTTGTTGTTCTAATGCTTTTAGTTCTGCTTGTTTTTGAGCTATTTGGGCATTAAATCTTTTAGTTACTTCGTCTATTTTTTTATTTACTTCTGCAAGTTTTTGTTTTAATTGTTGGAGTTTATCTACATCATATCTGTTTAATAAATCTAACTTCTGTTTTATTATTTCTAATTCTGTCTTATGTGATTCTACATCGCCAGCATTAAGATTTATTAAATTTTCTAATTGGGTTGCTTCTAATTTTAAAAACCTTTCTTCTTTTACTTTTTCACTACCTTCTCTTAAATTACCATAGTTTTTAAAAATATTATATAATTCTTCTACTGTTGTATTGGTATTTAACTTTTGTAATGTTCTGTAATCTGATTTTTTATTTTTAAAAAACAAGTCAGATAAAAAATCAAAAAATTGTTGTAATAAAGAAGGGGTTTTCTCTTGTGCTGATAGCTTGTCTAAATATCTAACAACTCTTTCTTCTTTTCTTACGTCTTTTATATAGTGAGAAACATCAATATCAGAAGACAATGAATCTTGATAAATTTTTTCATATAGCTCTGGATTCACTCTTTCTAATATTTGCACAAATGGGTGTAAATATTCGTGGTAAATAGTAGTTTTATTTACAAAACCTTTTGATTCAAATGTTATATCTCCCTTTTCATCATAATATGTATTTTTGTTTATAAGTATTTTTTCTGTTGTAAACTTACCATAAGTAAACTCAGGAAGTAGGTCTGTTAAGACACCAAGTATTCCATATTTTTTTGAAAGGTGTTTTAATAAACGCTCAGCTTCTTTTGTTGAGATAGGTACTATATTATTTCTTTTACCTTTTTCTTCTCTACTATCAGCAGCCTTCTCTATTTCTTCAATCTCTTTTTCAATCTGTTCTTTTTCCTCTATTAAAGGTTTTAAAGTTTTTTGCTTTTCTTTTTCTAACCTTTCTATATCAGCTTTTTTAGCTTCTACATTAGGGTTTGTTTCTGTTGTAGGTGTTACTTTTTTTAAAGCAGTTAATTCTGCATTATATTTAGTAATAGCATTTAAAACTTCATTATATAGTTTTTTGGAATCTATATTTGCGGCTTTTGCAACTAATTCTATATTGGGAGTATTTATTATTCTTGGATTACTTAAATCGAATCTTTTTGTAGTTTTATTTATGAAAACTTTTACTACTTCTGCTTTTTTACCATTATAACTGTTATTTGGAACTATATAAGCAACTCCTAAACTTAAATTAACAAATATTCCTGTATCATTAAAAGTATTATAATCCCATTTTGTAACATCATTATCTAAATTATTTTCTTGTATTTGAATTGTAGAATACTCTTCTAATGACATTAATCTACTACCGCCATAAGTACCATCATTCATTAAAAACAATTGCCCTTTTTGTAAATCTTCTCGTCTTCTTCTTTCTATATAAGCTTTTTTATCTATTTCAGATTTATTAGATGTATTAGTAGTTGTTTCTGTTATTGCTTTAGTAACTTTTATTTTGTTTTCTTTCAATCCTTGTTCTAAAAGTTCTTTAGTTAATAAAATATGCTTATTTTCTTCATTTTTTAATACTATTGTATTTCCTGCAAAGAAATTTAATTCATCCACTACTTTATATTCTCCAAGATTTTTTATTTCTATTATAGAACCATTTGGAATGTCAAAAACAGCTTTAGGTTGAGAAGTTTGTAAATCAATATTATATAATTTTTTGTATATAAAATGAAATTGGTATTTTAAAAATACTCTATTAATATCTTTTTCAAATGGATCTGTAGAATTTTTTAATTTGTCAATAGCTTTTTCTAAATCTTTTGCTAATTTTTTACCTTTATTGGTTGAATTAAGTTTGTTTAATGAAATGGCATTTCCTTTAAAATTTATATCATCTAATAAACCTGGTAAAGAAGCTATAGCTATATTATTTGTATTATTAGAAATTAAATAAAGAATATCTTCAGAATCTTCATCAATATCTGCTATATTTTCATTTATAGTAAGATCTTCTATATTTACTATTGGAATTTTTTTAATTTCAATAGGTGTTTTTGGAGCTTCTTCCTCTGTTTCTTCTTTAACTTCTACTTTAGAAATATCTAAATAGTCTTTTGATACTTCTCCTATTTCAGAAGTATTAAGTCTATTATTGAAGTCTGTATCTAAAATAAGCGATTTTTGGAATGAAGTTCTATTATCAACTTTTTCTACTTTTGTTTGCACAATTCCAGAATTAGGTGTACCTAGACCTATTACATATTCTAAATAAGAATCAAAAGTTTTGAATTCTATTTGACCTGTTTTTGCATTATATTTAGGTAATTTAAATAAAAACTTTTTTCCTGCTTTAGTTCTTGCTTTCGTAGATAAAGCATAGTGATAAGAAATATTTTTACGTTTTTGTTTAATGTGCTGAACTAATCCTGATAATTTTAATTTTTCTTCATCAGTTAATTCGTCAACTTTACCATTTTGATAACTATTCAATAATGTACTCAAAGTAGCTACATCAATTATTCTAATAGAATCAACATTAAAATCATAGTAATGTAATTTATTAAATTCATCAAAATATATACTATTTTTAGAATTACTAGTATCTTTTCCAAAATTCATTAAAGTTGTAATTATAGACCATCTTGCTCCATAGATTTTACTTAATTCTCCTAAAACTACTTTTCTTCCTTCTTTTTTAGGATTAAACAATGTAGGAAATAAAGGAATTCTATCTACACTTACTTCATAATTACGTTCTGTATTCCAAAGTAATTGATATTCTCCATCTGCATAAGGTATATTTGTTTTACCTAATTCTAAAATAGATTTTCCAGATCTTTGATGTTCGTTTGTTATATAAGTTAAAATTCCTAAAATATTTTCTAAAGATTTATCATCTTGTTCTTTATGAACAAAAGGTATCCATTCTCCTGTTTTTTTATTAATTATAGCTGTAGTACCTGCGCTTAAATTTTGACCTATTTCTTGTTTTACTCCATCATTATCTAAATAGGTTAAAGATCCTCCTTTTTTATCTAAAACTATTCCTAAAGCAAAATCATTTACATTATTAGAATTAATTCCCATAACTTTAGCAACATCTTTAGCTTCCCCCCATAAGAATATACCCGAAGTTACATCTTTTATTTCACTAATTAAAAATTTACCACTATTTATAGACTCTAACATATTATCAATATCATCTTCATACCTTTGTTTTGAAAAAGCTATAGCTTTTGATAAAGTTTCTTTATCTTTTAAATATTCGTCAATTTCTTCTTTTGTTTTTTCTTCAATATCTTTTTCGTATTGTTCACTAAATTTTATAAAATCATCTAAAACAGCTTTTTCTGTAATATGTAAAGGAAGTCCTTCAGCATTTGTTTTAAATTTATTTTCCGATTTATAAAAAGAACTAGTTAAAAACTTTCCATTTTTCTTAACTATTTTTTTAGTATTTTTATCTATAATTACTGAAAACAAATCTGTTGTTTCTGACATATCTCTTTTATCAGTAAATTGATTTTCTAAATGAGTATATAATTCAGGATTGGATTCTTTTATAGAAGCAGGAGTTACTATTAATACTTCAAACAATTCTTGAATTTCATTTGCAGTAAATTCAGATAAAAATCTATGAAATTCAATATTAGGAAAAGCATCTATTTCTTCTTTTGTCATATTTAATGACATTTCTGGTGAAATATTAGCGGTGATGTCTTGAGAAGTTAATTGATAAACAAAATTAGGTTTCATTTTTGAAGCATCTTCCTTATCTATAGGATCAAATTCTAATATAATTACTTCTCCATTTTTTATAATTCTTTTTCTTTGTCCATGATAATCTCCATTTTTAAAGTCGCTTATATTTTTATTTACTGTCAAACTCTCTTTAAGTAAACTAGCCCTACTAATATTTACAAAAACATCTGATATATTTTTAAATTTAATATAATCTTCTAATATAGAAGAGTTTGAATTTTTAATAACATTGTCTATTTCTGATATTTTTTGATTTAATAATTCTATATCAGAGTTTATTTTTTGTAATTCTGTATCTAATCCTATTAAAGAAGGTTTTAAATTATTAATGAAGGCTGATGTTTCTTTTGCTCCTTCTTCTGAATTATATTGAATTTCTTCTTCTAATTCATCTATAATAGATTGAATTCTATCAATCTCTTTTTGATGTATTTTTAAAGTGTTATTATGTACATTTATTAAATTTTGATATTGATTTTTTAATACTCTTAACTGTTCATGTTTTTCATTTATATTCTGAAATTCTTCAGTCATAACTTTAATTTCTTCTTCAGATAAATCTTTAAATAAATTATCTTTAAGTTCATTTAATTCTGTAGTAAATGTAATATACTCTGTAGTAGTTCCATCAGATAATTCTTTTAAATTAGTAATCAATTTATCACCATAAACTTTTAAAACACTTTTTTCATTTACAATTGTATTTAATTCTAATTGTATTTCGTTTAAAGTATTATAAAAAGAAAACAACTCTTCATTTTCTTTATTAAAAATCTCTAAATCTTCTTTATTTTTTAATATAGAAGATTGAACATTTTTTATTTCTTCTTGTATTTGAATATATGCCTTTTTATATTCTTTACCTTCTTTAGTATTCAACCAGTTTGCTTTATTCCCTCTGGCTGCTTTATATGCAGCATTTAAAGCATCTTGATTTGTCTTTATTACTTTTGATTGACTTAATAATTCTTGTAATTTTAATTCTAATTCATAAATAACTAAGTAATTACTATTTAATAAATCTCTTAATGGACTATTTAACATTTCATTACCAGATTCAGAATCTTTTAATGCATTCATTTGTTTTTGTAAAAGAACTCTTCTGTTTTCTATTAAATCAAATCTTACATTTAAAGATTTTAATTTATTTTTACTTACTATAGAAGATATCATTCCTTTTTGAATACTTTCAAATTTAGAAAAAGGAATTATTTCATATTTTCTAATACTTGTATTTGATAAAGTATTTATACCTCTTAAAAAATCAAACAATTCTTTACCAGTAAACTTTCTATTTTGATCATTAAATGCAGGATCTCCCCTTTTTGTTAAAATTTCATAAGCAGGAGTTGATACCCATTCATCATCTTTATTTTTAATGGATTTTAAAGTTCTTTTTATTATATAATCATTAGATACTTCTTTATCATATTTTTGTTTCTTTAAATTTTCTTTTACTTTTTCTATTCTATCCAATAAATCTTCTCTAGATTTAGCAGTTAATTTTATTTCTTTATCTGCAAATATAAATTCAGTAGAAAAACTTATTTCTTCCTTATCTTCTTCCTTTTTTGGTTTAAATTTAGTTTCTTTTATTGAATTTATAGCAAATTCACTAGATTCATTTAATCTAGTTAATTGCCTTTCATTTTCTTCAACAGTATCTAAAGATTTATTAAAATAAGTTAAAGTTACTCCAATGGAAGTAGTTCCTATAGGGTATCCATTTTCAACAAGCGAATCACGAAATTCATCTTTAAAAACATCTTTTTTTACAGTTCCATTTTCAAATCTATCTTGTAATTCTTTATATTCATTTATAAATTTCTTAGCTCCTTTTATAGTACTTAACTTATTAAATTTATCTAAAACAATACCTTTACTAGAATTAATATTATAAATATCTAAAATAGGAGTCTCTATTGCACTCATCATTTCTTCTGGAGTTAGTGCTTTATTTTCTCCTAATTTTAATTCTATTCCTTCTTTATGTAATTTTTCTATTTCATATTTTAAAATAGTTTTTAAATTAGACTTATCTAATCCTCTGCGAGTAAGTGCTAATAGATTTTGTTTTTGAACATCTGTTAAAGTATCTTTAGATTCTTCAATCCATTTATCAATGTCTTCTTTAGAAGCATTTAAAGAATCTAAAATACTTTCTTTTTCTTTTATTTCTTTTTGCTTTTTATTAAAATCTTCTTTAAAAATAGAATCTGTACCTAAACTTTTTAAATCTGATTGTAATGTTTTAATTTCTTCTTGTAATATATTTTTATATTCTAAGATTCCATTTTCAGAAAATAAAATTCTTTTTAGGTTTGTCAATGTTTGTGTACCCCCTATTGCATCTTCTAACCCAGATAATATTTGTGTATTTCTTTTATTGAAGTTTTTTAATCTTGAATAAGAATATGCCATTTCATACTTAACATTTTCAAACAATTCATAATTTTCATTTTCTTCCTTTTCTTCTTTAGTTAATTCTTCTTTAGGCTTATCATTAAAATTAAATATATTATCTGTATTTCTAAATTGTTCAATGTCTTTTGAAATCTCTTTTCCTTCTTTAATTACTTTATCTATATAAGAATTTACATCACTTTTAGTATCTTCATTATATTCTAAATTAAAAAAAGATTCAAAATCTTCTTTTGATAAATTTTTTAAATCTAATAACTCTTCTACTCTTAAATCAAATCCTCCTGCTGCTATAGAATTAGCTGTCCAAGTATATAAATCAGCAAATTGCATATTTTTTAAACTAAAAATGTCTCCATTTTTTATTACTTCTTTTAATATTCCTGCATTTTGAGTATAATTATTTACTTTATTTTCATTTGCTTCTAAAAATTTTAATGATAAAAAGTCTTTACCTTTATTTAATAAGTTTATTCTTTTTTGAGCAACATCAGGAGCTTTACTTATTTTATTGTAAGCAGAATTAAATACTTTTGTACCCCCTGACATACCTAATCCAGACAAAAATCCAAAATAGGCATTGGATTTCATTTCATCATCTATATTTTTCATAGATGCTATAGAACTAAAAGAATCTGTTTCAAATCCTGTTAATTTTTCTAACCAATCTTTTTTAATATTTACTGCATTAGGATCATTAAATTTTTGAGTAGCCCAAGTTTGAACACCTCTACTAATTGCATATTGACTAGCTTCTTCAAAAGATTCTCCTAAAGCTTCTATTGTTGATACTGTAGTATATGGCAATATCATTTCTTTAAAAGTTTTCTTTTTCCATCCTTCTTTAAATCCTTTAAAAGCAATATCATCTACATCAAAAACTTTTGAAATTTTTCCTAACCCTGTTCTTTTAAGTAATTCTCCTGTTAAACCCATTTTTTTAACTAAAGCACCTATTTCAAGTGTATTAGTTAATGTTAAAACTATAGTATTATATTTAAGTGTTTCATCATAAACTTGTTCAGATAGTTTAGTCATTTCTATTTGTTCCTCAGCAGATGGTAATGCTCCTCCGTGTTTTTGTTTATAATCTTCAAACCAAGAATGATAAAATTCTTGTTTAGCCATAGATGCTTCTATATGTCCTTCTCCTGCTGCTGAATAAAAAGAATAAGGTAATATTTTAGCTACATTACCTGCACCTGATTTTAATCCTTGTAAAACTTTAGTAGTTCTATTTATATTTTGAACTGTAGCTTCTGCCCCAGCAACTAGCCCTCTTTCTTCTGCAAGAGCATCCATACCTTTCATGCCCCTATACATCCCTAATTTGCTTCTTTGTAAAGTTCTAAACAATTCAGATTCTTTAGCAAAAGCACTGAAACCTTTCATTAAAGCATTACCTCCTAATCTCATTGTAAAATAAGATGCCGCTATATTACCTACAGTAAATCCTAATGAAGGTAATAAATTATCAAAAAATTTAGTAGGAGTTTTAAAAGGATTCATACCAGATGCTTGTTTTTCAGCATCTGAATAATATATTTGATTATAATCATTTTTAACTTCTTGCCAAGATGCTAATTTATCTGACCATTGTTTACCATAATCTGTTCCTGTTAAATATCCTAAGCCTGTTCCTATTGGAGTAAATGCAGAAGCTCCTCCTACACCAACAGATGTTAAAAATTTATTAAAAATCTTTAAAGAGGTATTTCCTCCACTTCTATTATCTAAATATCTTTGATTGTTATCTGCAAAGGGTTTATATCCTAGTTTTTGAAAATCTCTTGATTTCATATAAGGATCTAATTCCATTAAAGAAACAGATGCAGGAGTTATAGTTTTATTTTGGTAAGGAGTTTGAAACAATTCTTCAGTTAATTTATATTTCTCATCTGAAGATAAATTAGGGTTGTTCTCTATAGATTTTAAATCTAAATTTCCTGTTTGTCCCTTAAATGCTGTAAAATTATTTGAATTAGCTAATTTAAATAAGTTTTCTACTTGTTTATCAAATTGATTACCTGCATCATAATTCTCTACAGGAAGAGAAGGTATATTTACTATTTGTGATTTTCCAAAATCCATTTTATTGATTTAATATATTATAAGAAGAATTACCTATAGTTGATAGATCTCCACCTTTATCTTGTAAAAATTGTAAAAATTTCACAGTAGTTTCTCTAGTATTACTTCCTGAAATATTAGATATAGGCACATGTATTTTTTCTATTTTATTATAATAACTCACTTTAAATTTCATATCACTAGCATCAAAATAAACACTTGCATCTCCTAAAGGGGTTTTACCAATAGGTATTCTTTTTGATGTTGTTTGCTTACTTCCTTTAAGTGTATTTAAATGAGTTTCTAAAATTAATTGCTTACCAATTAAATCATCTGAAGGTACTCCAAATGGTAATCCATTATTTTCACCTTCTTGTTGTGTCATAGTATATTCAATACTAGACATATCTGATAAAAGTGCTTTTATAGTACCTGTACCTGTATTAAAAGATAAAGTTGTAAAGCTTTCAGGTTTTACCATTTCGGAAGGTATTTTCTTTTTTTCTTTACCCTGCGGATCTATATATTTAATATCTGAACGATTATTATTAATTGCACCATTTAAAACTGTATTTAAACTCATATAAAAAGGTTCTTTTTTTCCTGCTTCTCCTGTAGGAGATACAGTTAAAACTAAGAAACTTTGTTTATCTATTAATTGCTTGTAAATATTTTGAATCTCTTCTTCTCTTCTTGATATTCCTTGTTCTGGCAAATTAGTCATGGCTTTTTTTAACTCTCTAGCAATATCGAATACTTTATCACTTCCATAATTCAATAAATAATCATGCCCAAATTTTCTATCTGTAACTTTAGAATTTTCTGTTCTAAGTTTATTTGCAATATCATATATTGAGTCTTCTGGAGTAATGGTAATATTACCTAAAACATCTTTTATATCATCATATACTCTTGATAGATTATTCGTTGGGGTTAAGTAATCTTTGGTTAGAGTTAAAGCATTTTGATTAGATAAAGGCATTTCTTTTAAACTTTTATCCCACTTATTCTTAATATATGTTTTTATTTGGTTTTGAATATCTACTATGCTTCCTGCATTATTTAAATTTAATTCTAATTGACGAAGATCTTCAAATTTTTTAGCTTCAGGATCTTTTTCAAGGGCTTCTTTTAATTCAGCAGGATTTTTTTTGCTATAAATTTCTTTATAGATTGTATAAGCAGCTTTATTTTTCTTTAATGCTTCTTCACTTATACTACCATTTTCATCTAAAGACATCTGTGTCATTATTTTATCTGCTACTTCTTTAACATTTAAAGCTTTATCTTTATATAATTTATCAAAAACACCTTTCCAATTTTTTATATTATAAGATGATAAATCAGTTTTATTAGGTGTTCTAGTCCCATCAGCATTAATAGTTTCTAAAAACGTAGGATTTTTTACATTTTCTACTCCTAATTCTTCTATTAGATCCTCTTCAGTTATTTTAGTATATGATTGTGATACATTGCTTCCTAACGAATAATCTGTTATACCATCACTATTATAATCATAATTTTTTAAAATACCCTTTGCTTCAGCATTTTCTTGGTCTTTTTTTGCTTTTTCAGCTTTAGCTTTAGCTTCTTCTATTGCTAAGTCTTTTTGCAAATTAAAAGCTAAAGTAAAGTCTAATTTAGTTACTTCTTCTGTTGGTTTAGTTTGAGAAAGTAAAGTAACCATATCCCCAGCTAATTCATCTTGTTTTAAATCTGAAAATAATTTCATTCTATCTCCTAATACCAAATCTCCATTTGCATTAAACTTATCTAAAGCCTCTTGTCTACTTTTTAACATTTGTTCTTTTTGAGTATAAAAGTTTTTTTGACTTAAATAACCATTTAACAATTGTTGCTTAGTATTTATATTTTCATCTTTTACATCTACTTCTCCATCCCCATTAGCATCTAATTCTTTAATTACTGCATCAATAGTATTTAAATTTTTAGAAACATTATTTAATTGTAAACTTTGATTTTTTTGTAACTCAGGCATTAATTCTTTTAAATCTATATTTCCATAATCATGATAACCATCTAATACTAATTGTTGTTTATCTTCGGAGGTTAAAGAAGCATTAAATTTATCTAATACTTCAGATTCAGGTATAACTCCTGATTGCTTTTTATAATATTTTACTCCATCTATTGTTGTAGTTTCAAATTCATTAGTATATCCATCTTTAATTACACCTATTTTTTGTAAGAAATCCATCTTTTTAGTTTTTACATCTATATAAGGAGTAAACATTGTTGTATAAGGAGCTACACTACTTAATTGATTCGGATCTGCTTTTCTATAAAGTTCTACTAATTGTTGAGAAGTATTATAATTAATTTGATTACCAACAGAAGGGTCTTTTTTTAAAGCTTCTTGAGCAAATTGTTGATTCTCTCTAATTTGTTTTGTATAATAAACATCAGAAAGAATTTCTGAATCAGAAGTAATAGGACTAAATATATTTTCTACTTTATTAATATTATCAGGAATAGTTAAATCAGATGAAGCCATTTTATTTAGTTGTTCATCTGCTTGTTTAAGCAAACTATCTTTTTTTGCACTTATTTGTTCATTTAATGTGTCTAAATCTAATAATTGATTTTGTTTTTGAAATATAGTAGATAAAACTTGGTCATATTTATTTTGTTTCTGATTTGCAACTTGAGCTATTAACCCTACATTTTCAGAGTAAGGAACAACTGTGCTTTTATAAGGGGTTGATAAATAACTAAGCAAGGTTATAAATTTTAATTGTTTTTTTCATAATTAACTATTTTTAGTTATGGTTTTAAATAGAAAATCCATTTAATTCCTTCTATTTAATTTAAGAAATTAAATGGACTTAACCAAATTAATATTTTAAGTTAGGATTTTTTGACTTTTAAACCCTATTTTCCTTCATGATCTTCAGTTTCTTTTGAGGGTTTTTTTCGAGGAATACCTTTATTATCTATATAATAATCACTAGACATTGAATAAGTAGGAGAATTTTTTGCAATATATTGTTGTCGCATAAACTCTGCCCTTGCTTTTTCAGGATTATTTATTAATTCTTGTTTAAATTTATTCCAATCCCAATTAGTATTTGCCAGAGCTAATTTAAGAGCTTGATTTTCTTCTGCTTTTCTAAGATAAATATTCATCATATTATCAATAGCCATATTTTTTTGTTGTCTAGCTACTTCTCTTGTTTGTAATACTTCATGTTCAAATTGTTTTTTAAGCCCTCTATTAACATCATCTAATTGTCCTCTATATTGACTTTGACCCATTACTTTTTGATTTTCAAGTCCAAGTTCTTGATTATATTTTTGAGTATATAATTGATTATTATTATTTTGCATATTGGCTATTATTTGAGCCATTCTTGCATTTCTAACAGAAGGATTCCCTCTTGTATCTCCCATTTGAGTTAATAAAGCTCTTTGATTTTCATTTAAATTAGATTGTATATTATAATCTGTCCTCATATTATCATAAGGATTATCATAAGGTTTTTGTTGTAAAACAGGATTAAATTGTTTTTCTCTCATTAATGCTATGTTTCTTAAATAAGGAAGAGATTCTCTTAAACCATATTTAAGTTTATCTCTCCATGAAGTTTTTTCTTCTATATTAAGTACTCCACCTTCTGCTGGTTTTTTAACAACACCTCTTGCTTTTCCATTTATTATTGGTGCATTATCTATTGGAGGATATTCTCCTGGAATTTCTTTTTCTGTTTCTGTAAGAGAATTAGATAAAGATAATTTTGGCATTATAATAGAATTGTTATCTTCTGGATTCATATAATATTTTCCACCTACTAATGGTATATTATTTTTTATAAAATCCTCGAAAGCATATTGACTAGTAAACGTTTGTTCTTTTGGTAAAACACCTCTATATTCAAATAAACCATCTTTAAAAGCATTTTCTGCTTGTTCAGGACTATAATCAGGATAATCTATATTTCTTCCAGGTTCTTTTTTTCCTTTTTGAGTATTTTTCCAAATATTTTCATTAAATAACGCTTCAACTAAATCAGGATAATTTTCCCACATATAATTTTGATATTCTGTAGGATTAGTAAATTGGTTTATACCTTGTTCTTTTGCTTTTTTATTTAAGTCTTCCCAATTTTTTTGACCTTTTACTGTAACTCCTTCTGGAGCATATATTTTACCCCCATAAGCAAAATTAGAATTTGATTGCAAATTATCAGGTATAGTAGGTTTATAAGTATTAGCCTTTAATTTTTCAGTAATACCTTTAAGACCAAAATTATATAAATCAGATTTTATTTCTTCTGGTTGATAAGGTAATTGATATTGTTGTTTTAATTGGTGAGCATTTAAAGATAAATCTGCATCTTTTTGTTGCAGCTTAG